ATACGATAACGAAGAATCCAGCCACTTGTCTGGCCCCGAGCACGCCGTTGTCTATGTAAATGAAGTAATCTATAACAGTGACGCACCGATATTTAACGGTTTTGGGCCGCAATATGATTTACTTGCTATCGGAGGACTGAACCTATGGTCAGATAAGGAATGGACATCCTTATCCGAATTGTCCACATTTATTAAATACGGAATCAGGGTCAACAAACCAGACGGCGGCAACGGTCCAACAAATCTGTTCCCGGATATCGTTTACGCTCTTCTGACAGATTCTTTGATCGGCGCCGGAAAACTTATCGGCACTGAGCAAGTTGATGCTAGCTCTATGGCTGCTGCATCTCGCTACTGCCAAGCAAACGGCTTCACATGGGACGGTGTTATTTCAAATCGCTTGAATTTGCGCAGTTGGATTTTTGAGAACGCAGCCTACTGTTTGCTGGATTTCACGATCATAGGCGGGCGGTTTGCGCTAAAGCCTTCGCCAATCACCCGAAGCGATGGCTCCATAGATAGGCAAGGCAAGCCTCCGATTTCAGCGTTATTTACAGATGGCAATATCAGAAACCTCAAGGTTGTATTCCTTGAGCCTGAAGACCGCAAACCATTCAAGGCAGTGTGCCTATACCGGGAAGATACCGAAAACGGATTTCCTCAGATCAACTCGGTAACTGTAAAACTTTCCAATAACTATTCTTCGACGTATCCAGAAGAGGCCGGTGATCATTCAAATGATCCAGAGGAAACTTTTGACATGACAGATTTCTACACTGTACCTATTGCCGCAGAACCCACCCAAGCAATTGCATTCGCCATGAATGCTATCCGCACTCGAACTTTGGTAACGCATAGCGCCACATTTCAAACCACACCACAGATGGCAATGGGTTTGCAGCCTGGTGAATATTTTCGATTGGTTAGCGAAGCTACGCATACAAGCCGTTTTAACAATGGGGCGATAGACGATTATGGCTTTATTACCAGCACCACGCCTTTGCTAAACGGCAGCTATTCGGTGTATTATTGGATCCCGGGCTCAACGGCTGTAAATGGAGGAACAATGAACGTATATAACGGTTACGCCACCAACCTTCGCGGAGTTATCTACACGTTGCGAAACTCTGTTACCGAAGATCGCATCTATAAACTTGAATCTTTGAGCTATGCCGAGGATGGTTTGGTCGAGGTTACAGGAAGCCACGTTCCACTGACTGAGTCCGGTGCGTTAGCGGTTATGGACGACAGCGGCTTTGACGTCGAATTTGCCTAAACTGAAAGGAGCACTGGTACGCTTATGGCTGCTCAGTTCCCAACAGGGCTAAAACCAACAAGCCGCAGCTACCGGCCAGGAAAATATCCACAGATTGCGTTTGAGGCGTTAAATGGTGCGACCACCATGATCCGCTACGGCCAAAAGCCGTACAACGCGCAACTGACGCTGACATTTGCGAACATCACCGACTTCGATGCGCTCAGAATCATAAATCATTATGAAGAACGCATGGCGAATTTTTCTAGCGTAACTTTTGATAAAACTAGCGGATTGGCTGGATTAAGTTCTGAGCTTTCAGAGCAAGTAAGCGAGTCTGCATCAGGCCTGAGATGGCGCTACGCCGAGCCGCCACAGGTGGAAAGCGTTTACCCTGGCATCAGCACGGTGACATGCACCTTTACCGGATACCTCGATGGCGTGTAGAATGTGATCAACGTACACTGACGCATCATGGCGTTTTACAGCGGTCTCAACGGTCAGCTTTATCTGAACGGGAGCAAAATCGGCAAGGTGCAGAACTGGTCGCTCAATGCGTCGCAAGCAGTGCTGGAAACCACCAGTCTTGAGGACACCGACCGAACCCTGATCAACGGCGTCCGTAGCATGAGCGGCAGCTGTCGCGTGTTTTATCACTCTGACGGCAATGCCAGCGACTTTATCAATAACATCATCAAATCTGGCGCGAGTGGCGCCGAGGATGGCGTGGCTATTCAGTCAGAGCCTGTGCTCTTCAAGTTGCACGTTGATTCAACCAAATACATCGAGGTTTATGCTTGGATCACTGGCGCCAGCATGAGTATGTCAGTTGGTGAGGTCTTCTCTGTTGACGTAACGTTTGAAGTCACCGGTCACGCCAAGACTGAAACGGTCTGATGTCGGTCTATCTTGGATACACAGGTTCCGTTGAGTTAGACCGCGACTCAACCGACGCCCCACTGGAGACAGTGCTGGATCCCAGCGATGTCAACGTATCCCGACGCCGGTTTTCAGTAGATTTCAACGTCTCAGCCCTAATCACCGGCGATAGGGTAGAAATTGCTACGGTTGATGGCTCAACGCTCCAGTTGGTGTCGGGACACAACCACCCCGATGGAGCGTGGTACATTTATATTGATGATGTTGGTGGAATCCGCCTTTACGATCAATTCCAAGCTTCGCTTTCTGGACAGCAAGGCGATGCTTTAGATCTGGTTACGCCCAGTGCAGTGCAAAATATCACAATACAAACTAAAAATGACCGTTATCGCTTTATGGCGAAGATACGGGATTTTGAGCTAACCACTAGCCGCGACACCGTAGACCTTACATCTCTTGGCAATGAATTTCGCAGCCAATACGAACAAGGATTGATCTCCGGCCAGGGAGTCCTTAACTGCCTGTGGGAAAGCAGCCCAGCGTTTATCGGCCCCGGCTACAGACCTGGTCAGGCTGAGTTCCCGTCATACTTGGCGCGACTGGTCGTCCGAGTACAGCAAGGCGCTGATTTCAACGGGCGATTTTTTATTTATGCCGGAAGCATAGGCCAACCCGAAAGCGTCTGGTACGAAGCTAAGTGCATCGTTACCAATGTCGCCGTTTCTGTCTCAAACGAAGGCGCGATCGAAACACGCATCGATTTCGTCACTTCCGACCAAATTGTTCTAAAGCAAGGGCGACCACCTGTGTATTTACTGCAAGAAAGCGGTGACTACCTGCTTCAAGAGGACGGAAGTCCCCTGCTCCAAGAAGATTAGAATGCACCTATACGCTCTGCGGACCTAAGGAGGCAAAGCCTTGCCAGATCTTGAGATTTCTAATTTGCCAGCTTTGGCGGGGGCATCACTGCAAGCTACGGATCCGGTTGCCGTTGCTGACCTATCAGCAGCGGAGACCAAGAAGATCACGATCAAAGATCTGCTCGAAGGCGGCTTCGACCTGGTTGATGACGCCACTATCCCTGCCGCAAAGATCTCCGGCAGTACCGTCGGCGTTGGAGCGGTCGATACAACTCAACTGGCCGATCTAGCTGTAACGACAGCAAAGATTGATACAGGTGCGGTCAGTTTTGCCAAAATCCAAGACATCAATACCAATGTTCTTCTGGGACGATCCACAGCGGGGACAGGCGATGTCGAGGAGATTACTTGCACATCAGCAGGTCGAGCACTGCTAGATGACGCAGACGCCTCCGCCCAGCGCACCACTCTCGGACTTGGCACGCTTGCCACCCAAAGTGGTACATTCAGCGGTACCAGCAGCGGCACCAATACCGGTGACCAGACCATCACCCTGACTGGTGATGTCACGGGTAGCGGCACTGGCACTTTCGCCGCAAGTTTGTCAGCCGGTTCGGTTGACACCACCGAGCTTGTTGATGGTGCAGTCACCTACGCAAAGATCCAAGACACTAGCGATACCAACATCATCCTTGGTCGCGCCTCCATTGGCGCTGGCTCTGTTGAAGAAATCACTTGCACATCAGCCGGTCGAGCATTACTGGATGATGCAACAGCTGCCGATCAACGCACCACACTTGGTCTTGGCGATCTCGCTGTTGCCACTGGTACGTGGGCCAATGGATCCAGCTTCAGCGGCACGAGTTCTGGTACTAATACTGGCGACCAAACTATCACGCTGACGGGTGACGTCACTGGTAGCGGTACTGGTACATTTGCTGTCACGATCAGCGCTGGAGCGGTAGATACAACTCAAATCGCTGATCTGGCCGTTACCTATGGAAAGACAAACTTTGCCGATGGGTCGATCCCAGGCACAAAACTGCAAACCAACAGCGTTACCGCAACTCAGCTAGCGGAAAATTCAGTTGGCGCAAGCGAATTGGCCGACAACTCAGTTGACACAAATGCGCTGATTGACGGCAATGTCACTGACATCAAACTGGCTAATGGAATTGATGGCGCAAAGCTCAGCAATGATACGGTCACTGCAGCAAAGATCCCATCGGACTCATTGGATCGTGGTTTAGATAAAACCACCAACAGCATTGGCCACACCAATGCAATCACAGCGGGAACACGCAGCGGCATTAGCTTTGACGCTCAAGGGCACATCACCAGTACTGCAGCATTGGTTGCTAGTGATATGCCGCTAGCCACAACAACTGATGTTGGCGCAGTAAGCGTTGCCGCGGACTCTGGCTTGACTGTCAGCGGAACAGGCGCCATCAGCATCGCAAATACGCTGGCAGGCGGCACAACTTCTGGAATTACATTTGATGACAACGGTTTAATTACCGCTGCAACTGCACTGGTTCCAAGCGATTTACCTGGAGCTAGTGCATCACAAATTGGAGCCGTAAGTATTCC